ATAACTGGTGGATAGGTGAAAGGGATGATGCTTAACTGAAATCACCTAATTTATATCAAGTAAGAAAATTTCCTTTAAGGCTAATTGTGTACAGCAATAATCATATACGGTTGTCTGGTAAAAATCAAAGAAAATACATGGTAAGGCAATCCGACAACATGTTGTTTCGGCAAATTCGCCTTATTACAGGAGATAGGCGTGATTACAACCCATACATAGTATTTGTGGATTGTAAAGGCTGGCAATCCCGAAAAAATGAACTGCGCCATATTTTATACAATGGCTTCCGCATTAATGATGAATTATATGTGCTTACCGAAAGAAGCGCATCTATGAGCAGAAATTCTGTGCTCGGGTTTGTAAATGCTGAAATTGAACCGGAATTAAACAGGCGAATTACGATGGATATGGATGTTAAAACAACCGTATTAGCCAAGTTGATGGCCTATAGGGGGTTGTTTTTTAGCGGTTGTTTTTGCTTGGAAAACTGGTATCCTCGCATTGTCATAGTTGATGATTACAATAAAACAATTCCTAACCAGCATATTAAATATCTGGTTGATGTGGAAAGAGAATATATAAACAGAAATGGCGAAACCTTTACGTGGCGGGAAAAAGGAATCAAAGAAGATTTTCGTGATGTAGAAATAACTCTTTGGGATGGTAGCGGGATTCATTCGCCGGAAGTAACGCAGTATGTAAAAAGAGCGATTAAATCAGAAGAGACTCCCACCTCTATTTTATGGCGATTACCTTACATGAAAGGCATGACCCATGAAGTAAATTTTAGACAATGGTTTGCGGAACATAATATAAATAATATAAAAGATATTTTTGGCATAGAACACAACATTCAAGACGTTGATATGATTGTAACCAATTCTTTTTATAAGGGATACGGATATTTCAAGCAATACGGCGATGGCAGGGATTGGAGATTATACTGGAATAAGTTTAGGCAATATAACCATTGCGTGGGAGTGGCTTCTTGGAATTATTCGTTTGATAATGAACCACGGATGACTAAAACGAGCTATCAGATTTTACAGGATTTAGATTTAGAATTTGAAGACTTTATTCAAATAGCCGAATACAGTATGAGCTGGATTGAAAAAATAATTGGCGGGGAACCTGTTTACGCATATTGCTTCCTTGGTTTATTTGCGGAACACGTTAAGCCTAGCAATGAATACATGGAAGCTGTGGTTAAGAACCCTGAGATGCTAAAAGAACCAAGCATACGAAAATATTTAATAGACCTTTTAAGAAAAAATATTGACCTGATGAAATGCGGCAAATTATACGTTGAAGGGGCTTTTAAGTTTGTTGTTACTGATTTGATAATGTTTTTGCAATACATTTCAGGCATGGAGTCGGTTGGTGTGCTGGGCGAAGATGAATTTTACAGCGTTGATGCGGATGGGGTTTGTCTTGGAGAAAGAGTAATTGAACGCAATCCACATATATCAAGAGAAGAACATCTTATATTACAGGGCGTTAATCATCCTTTACTGGAGAAATATTGTAGCCACCTTGCCAATGTATGTCAAATTAACGGACACAGTATTAGCTTGCGCAGACTTAATGGAGCGGATGAAGATGGAGACAGGGTATTAGTTATTAATAATAACATAATAAAATCCGGCATTAATCGTAATTTGCCTATTGTCATTGACATGGAAGATAAAATTACCGCATTAGAAGAGGAATTTATGAAAGAGAACATAGTTGAATGCACCTTGCGGAGTATGGTTGATTTAATTGGCGAAGCAAGTAATTGTGCTACTTCTTATCACAATAAAACTCCGCAGACTAAAGAACAGAAACAAAAATATCTTGAATACATTAATATACTTAGCATCGTAAATGGCAAGGCTATTGACTATGCCAAAACTGGGGTATTGTTTAATATACCTCGTCATATGGCTAAATACTCTAAACCTCTTCCCTACTTTATGAAATATGCCGGAGACTATTACAGTAACTTGAAGAAATTTAACAGATCGCCTAGCAATATGAACCGTTTATGTTGGGTGATTGAAAGATGGCACAAAAAAATAAGGTTTAAACAAACCTTTGACGATTTCGATTACCGGATTATGGTTGATGAATCAATTCCTTTTGACGAAAGAAAATTTAAAAGGCTGGAACGGCTTTACTTGCATTATTTAAAGACAATACAAGAGCTGGGTAAACAAAGTGCATTAAGCAAGAGCTATGAAAATTATAAATATTATTTTGACGATGACTTGACTAAGGAGGAAGTATTAAATACTACCATAAATTGGAATTATTATTATGAACGTTATAGCCGAATAGCAAACATGATCTGTCTTAATCCGAAAGAACTTGCAAATTTAATTGTTAAATTGTGTTATGAAAAATATCCGAAGAAGAATAAAAAATTTATCTGGATTATTGCTGGACAAGGTATATTGGAAAACTTAAAACAGACCAAGGTGCTATTACCTACTGAGAATGAAAATGGGCAATATGAGTATCTTGGCAGGAAATATAGTTTAAAGGAGGTATGCGATATTTGTTAAACGAAAAAAACGAAGTAATGGCAATTTTGAAAGGTAAGAGAATCGATAAGAAAAGAACATATAGAAGTTGCTACTTGCTGGCTAAGTATTATAAGTCTTTAGGATACAATATGGTTGATACTAGAAAAGTAATTTTTGAATGGGCCAATAAATACAAAATTACAATTACTGATGATTTAAATAGCATTATTCAAAGAGCATTTAGGGATAAAAAAGAACTTGTAAACAATGTTGAGATAAGGATTAGCGATGAGGATATTAAGGAAATAATTAGCAGGTTCGATAGGTATAATACTAGGTTGCTAGCATTTGGAATTCTTTGCTATGCAAAATTATATGCTGATGAGAGCGGTTTATTTTATATGAGTCAGGTGGGGTTATCTAATTGGTTAGGGATTAGCCAATCTGCATTATCCGATAGATATTTAAAAGAATTAATTGATTTTTGCTATATAGAAAAAGTCAGCAAGAAAGATGTTAGACTGATACGTTATAGAAACAAACATACTTCTAAAATATTGGTTTACAGGATTAAGGTTAAGCATGAAAATACTGGAAATTATATCGTAAGGGATGAAGATATAATTAAGGAATTTGAAAATATTTTTGCTATATATGAATAACTAATTTGTATTACATTTAATGTTTACACGAAATGTTTACACAAAATGTTTACACAAAATGTTTACATGAAATGTTTACATGAAATGTTTACGTTTTATCCTTTGGTTTTAAGAGCAGGTTTGGTTCAATGGTAGAACAGTTGCCTTGTAAGCAACAAATGGCGGTTCGATTCCGTCAACCTGCTCCATTATGGATAACAGGGGGAATTGCATGACAGAAGAGGAAAGGAAAAGACTTTTTGATATAGGCATGAAATTTCGTGGTGGTGCTTTCCCAGGCGAAACGTGGAAATCCCTTAATGAAAAATATAACAGGCCATTTACATCCGGTGAAGCATGGCGCAGTTTTGTCCGCAGGGAATTAAAAAAACAAAACAAAATTGTCCCCCCTCCCCCATTTTCGCCGGAACGCAAAAGCACCATTGAATTAAATAAAGATGGAACGCAAACCAGCACGAGATTAATTGAAATGGCTGAAGAAGATGCTAAGGATGTGAATTTTCTTTTAAGGGCGCATGGCTATGACTCTCGGGTATGGAATCTGGTCAGCGCACGTAATAATATATGGCAGGTATATTCTAAGGCTGATAAAATACAAACCCTTTACAGTTCACGCATTGTAGTTAAGCCCAGGGTAGAAATTTCCTTAGAAGAAATTAAAGAGTTCTTTGAAAGGCTTGATAGAAAATATAAAAGTCCTATACATACGCCTACCAGATATGATTTAAACGGTAAAATGCTTGAGTTAAGTATAGCTGATTTGCATCTTGGCAAACTGGCTTGGGTTGGTGATTCTGGCGAGAACTATGATTATAAGATTGCTAAAGAAAGATTTTTCTATGTTATCAACGATATTTTAACACGGACGGCACATTATAAGTTTAACAAGATATTATTTGTATTCTGTAATGATTTTTTCCATTATGATAATGTAGATGTGGCTACGACTTCAGGTACAAGAATGGACAGTGATTTAAGGTGGGCTAAAATGTACAAGGTTGGAGTAGAAATGCTCATTGAAGGCATTGATTTATTAGCACAACATGCGCCTGTAGAGACTTTTTATTTGGGGTCTAATCATGATAAAATGACTTCATTCTATGCGGTATGCCATTTAGCAGCTTGGTTTAGACATAATAAAAATATAATTATTAATACAGATGCTCAAGCAAGAAAATATATTGAGTTTGGCAAATGCTTAATAGGTTTTGCGCATGGCGATTCGGAATCAAAAAGTAAAATCGGTAAGTTAATGCCTGTGGAAGCGAGAGAAGCTTGGGGGCGCACTTTTTATCATGAAGTTCATGCAGCTCATTTTCACTCGGAACAGGCTATCAAAGAGGAAAATGGAATTATTGTGCGTTATATCAGTTCGCCTACCGGCACGGATAATTGGCATTATGAAAAAGGCTTTGTGGGAGCAATTAAAAAAGCACAAAGCTTTATTTGGGATAAGGAATTGGGGTTGACAGATATTATACATACGGTTATCCCTTTTAAGGGTGATGTTTAATTTTAACCCTCTACAGGGTGCTAAGAGAAGCAATAATGCTTCTCTTTTTTATTTGGATTAAAGGGAGGTCATACTTGCTGTGCCTAAACAAAAGCCTAAGCGCAATACCGATAAAAGCTACTGTAGGAAATGCACTCAATGGAAAGCTATAGATAATTTTCACGAAACAACGAATCCTTTACTTGATACAAATGGGCGATTATCTGTCTGCAAAGAATGCGCCAATGATGTTTTTTTGCACTATTACAGAATATATGGCGATATGAGAAAAGCAATTGTTTATACTTGCCGTGATTTAGATATACGATTCAGCGAAGATGCGTTGTCTCAAGCGCAGGTGCATATAGAAAAGATGAAAGCACGAGGGCATAAACCACGTAACATATTTGGTTACTATAAAAGTAAATTGGGTTCTTTTGGTAGAGCAAATAAAGGATATGATTCTTTTAGGTTTATTGATAGTGATCCCAATGAGGCAGAAGTGGTAATTAAATTCGATACTGATGAAGACATAGAAGATGAATTAGTAAAGTATTGGGGAGAAGGAAAAGAACCTTGGGAATACAGGTTTCTTGATAATGAAATGTTTAAAATGAAAACGGACTTTGAGTGCCCCGATTATAGCATGGAAATGATTATGAAAGATATTTGTTTCTTGAATCTGGAAATCGAAAAGGTTCGTAAGGGTAAATCTGGCGATATTGTTAAATTAATTAACACGAGAAGCACGTTAATGAATGATGGCAACTTAAAACCAGTCCAGTCAACGGGTGCAGATAGAAATGAGAGGGTTAGCTTTGGAGTATTTATTAAGAAATGGGAAAATGAAAAACCGATAGAAAAACGTTTGGACAATGAAATGAAACAATACATAGATACATTTTTTATTGGTCATTTAGCAAAAATGGAAGGCTTGGACAATGAAATTGTCAGGCAATATGAAGAAGCATTAAATGAATATACGATTGATTTTGATAAAGATATAAATTTTATAGAAGAAGATGATCAGAATATAAATTACGAAGAAGTTGATGAGCAATGAGATATGAAAACTTCCAAGTAAAAAGAAACAAAAATTATAAAGCCGTTGGTTTGTATGATAAAAAAGCTAATTATAATAAGTCAACGGAGAAACTTACGAAATCAGAGAGGCTCATGCAGGGAATAGCTGAATGGGCTTCTTTTTATAGGGCACGTCCAGATATATTTGTTGATGATTATCTTGGAATTACCTTAAAACCTTTTCAAAAGATATTGCTTTTTGTAATGATGCACTATAATTACACCATGTTTTTTGCTAGCCGGGGATTGGGAAAAACATGGTTGGTTGCTTTGTATTGTGTTGTAAGATGTATTCTCTATCCGGGTACGAAAATTATTGTCGCCTCAAAGACAAGAGATCAGGCGATGGTTTTAGTTTCAGAAAAAATACCTGAATTAATAAACCTATCTACAACCGGAATGATTCAACGAGAAATTGATGGCAGTATCAGAACGTCTCTCAATGTTTCCGACCCCAATGTTGTTTTCTTAAATGGTTCTTGGATTAAGGTAGTTGCTTCAACTCAAACTGCAAGAAGTCGCAGGGCTAATATTTTAGTTTTAGATGAGTTTAGAATGATTGATCCCTTGATTTACCGGAATGTATTAAGAAGGTTTTTGGCTGTTTCGAGACAGCCCGGTTATCTTAAAATAGAAGAATATAAAAACAAAAAAGAATACATGGAACGAAATCAGGAAATATTTATAAGCTCTCCCTACTACAAGTATAATTGGGCTTACATGCGCTATTCTGTATTCGTTAAATCCATGCTTCAAGGCAAGGGGTATTTTGTGTGTGGTTTACCATATCAGATTGCTATTAAGGAAGGCTTGGCTAATAAGCAACAGTTAATTGACGAAATGCAGGAAGAGGATTTAGACTTCATCGGTTGGCGAATGGAGATGGAATGCCTCTTCTTCGGTGAAAGCGAAAAGGCATATTTTAAAACAGAAGAGCTTAATAACATTAAGAAAATAAATTTCCCTATTTATGGCAAAGAATTACAGGACAAAATAAAAAACAAGGTTCTTATTCAAAAGAAAACACCTAATGAAGTTAGGATTTTGAGTTGTGACATTGCCTTGCTCGGCGGCGATCAGAATGACGCTTCGGTTTTTACGCTGATAGTAGGTAAGAAAACTGCTAATGGAACTAAATATAAAAGATATGTCAAAAATATTACTGCATGTCAGGGAATTCATCCCGAAGTGCAGGCTTTAATGATTAGAAGGTTGTTTGATGATTATGATTGTGATTATATTGTTTTGGATATGCGTGGAAATGGCATTAGTGTCTACAGTTATTTATGTAAGAAACTTTACGATAATGAAAGAAAAGTTGAATATATACCGTTTTGTTCCCTTAATGAATTTAGTGACCCCAAGCTGGAAGCATACCACCTTGAAGAAGAATATGAGCAGAGGATATATACCGTTTCTCCTACCGAAGAATTTAACCATGATATTGCATTAGACTTGAAAGATAAAATTGTTAATCAAAGAATTGAACTTTTAATATCAAAAGAAGATGCAATGGAACTTTTAATGCAGGAACAGTGGTTTGTCAAAAACTTATCCCCTGAAGAAAAAGCAGACTTTTTAATGCCATACATACAGACCAATTTATTACAAACTGAAATGGTTTTGCTTGAACGGCAAGACCATCCTCGTTATATCAAATTGAAAGAGCCACCCGGTAAAAGGAAAGACAGATATTCAAGTTTAGCTTATGGTAATTATTTTATAAGCATACTTGAAAAAGATTTGGTTAAGAAAGAGAAAGATTTTGATATTTCGTTATTGTTTAATTTCAAGAAGCCTCAAATTAGAAAGAGGTAGAGGAGGGTAGATATGACCGAAGATGTTGTTGTATTAGACAAGAAGCCCAGCGAAGATGATTTAAGGATTCAAGAATTAATGAGACTTAGCTTTAGGGATTTAGCTAGGCTGGTAAAGCGTGATTTAAACGAGAACGAAACAACAATGTATACTTTTTCTAGAAGCTTTAATAGAGATGATGTGCAGAGGTGGATTACAAACCCGCAAAAATACGAAAAGCAACTTAGACAGGTGGTTAGATTTTTATTCTTTGCAAGTTCGCATTTCAGAAGGGCTGTCTTATATTTTGCTACATTGCCTTTATTTAAATATACCGTAGAAATGTATGGTGCTGATTTTAAAACCTTAGATACGGATGTTGTTAGAAAAAAGTATATTGATACAGTAAATTTCTTAGAGGTAATGAATCTGGAACATGAATTATCTAAAGTAAGTTTGATGTGCTGGCTTGAAGACATATTTTATGGTTATGAATATAGACTTAAAGATAGCTATTTTATTCAAATGCTTAATCCTGACTACTGCCAGATTTCATCAATTGAGGATGGTGTTTTTAATTTCCAGTTTGATTTTTCGTATTTTAATACTAGAAAAGCAGAGTTAGACAGATTTGACCCTGAGTTTAAAGAAAAATATGAGATATATCTATCCAATAGAAGAAATAAGAGATGGCAAGAGTTGGATTCCAATAAGACAATATGTATCAAGATAAACGAAAACTTCGATTACAGCGTCCCTCCCCTCTCAGGCATTCTTGAATCTTTATATGATATTGAAGATTTTAAGCAATTAAAGAAAGCAAGAACCGAGCTTGATAATTATTTAATACTTGTTTTTGGCATTCCTTATCTTAAAGATAAGGACAAGGCGAATAATTTTGCTTTATCTCAGGACAAAGCTTTAGAATTTTTCAACATGGCAATTTCTTATTTGCCTGACCAAGTAGGCGCAATATTGTCTCCATTTGAGAGAATAGATGCTATTCGAGTAGACAGGTCTGACAAGGCGGTTGATACTGTTGCCGAAGCAGAACGTGCTTTCTATAATGATGCGGGTATTAGTCAGTTGCTATTTAGCTCGCAAGATGCTTCGGGGGCAGCTTTAACAAAAAGTGTTATGGTTGACGAAATGCTTATTTTTAAGTTTTTAAAGCAATGCGAAAGATGGGTTAACCGCAAGCTTAAGAATTATAATAAGAAAATATTTTTTAGAACACACTTTTTGGAATTAACCCACATGAATAAAAACGAATATATTGATAACCTAAAAAATGCGGCTAGCCTTGGAGCGCCCGTGAAAATGAGATATGCTGTTGCTCTGGGATTAACTCCTAGTGCCGTTTTGCACAATGAATTTGTAGAAAATCAGGTGTTTGACATAGCGAATACCTGGGTGCCCTTATCGAGTAGCTATACGCAATCTTCAAGGCAGGATGAGGGCGGAAGACCCAAGGTTGACGAGGATAATTTAAGTCCCGAAGGCGAAAAGACAAGGGAACGTGGAGATAACGATCCCGACAATAGAGATTACTAACATAAAAGGGGGAAGGTATAATTGTGAAGTTTATCCACTGCTTTAGTGAGGAATTAAAAAATAAATTATTGCAATCCGGTTTCAGGCTGTTGTATCAAGGCAACAGCTTTTTTATTTTCGAAAACAATTCAAGTCTGCATTTTGATTTTACTGGTTTTAATAAGTCTCAGTTTATCTTTAGCAATAAATTAGTCGTATAACTGAAAGGTGGTGAAGAAAAAGATTGAGCAAATTACAAGAACTAAAGCATTTATCACTTGCCGCTACATATGAGGTTGATGACAGTTTTGATTCGGACAAGTTTATCAAGCTTCGATTAAGGGTTTGTCATGAAGGCAAAAACCCGAATCAAAGCTATTTTGAACCAGAGAATATTGAAAAAGCCAAAGATTCCCTTGCTAATATTCCCATTCTTGCTCATGTAGTAGAAGACAGCGAAGGCAACCTTGATTTTGGCGGACATGATATGACAATTGAAAAAAACAAAATTGGGGATGGTGATGACTATAGAATTATTTATTTAGAAACTCCTATTGGGCTTGTGCCTGAGACAAATAATTATGCCTACGAGGAACATGATGGCAGGAACTATGTATTTTGTGATGCCTATGTGTGGCGTGATTACAGCAATTACGCCGAAGACATTATTGAAAGAGATAAAGAAATCAAGCTGTCAATGGAAATCATTGTTGATGGATATGAGTATGATGCCAAAGAAAAAGTCTTAAACATTATTGACTATCGTTATCAAGGCATCACCCTATTGGGAAAAGACCATGGCACAGGCATGATAGATGCTTTAGCGACAACCGAAACTTTTTCGAGTGATGCCAGCAAGGAAAAACTCTTGAAGATGATGGAAGAGTTGAAAGAAGAGTTGAAAGAAGCTCTTTCTGAGAATGAAGGAGGGAATGAAGTGGATAATGACAAGAAAGATGTAATGGAAAACCAGGAGCATGAAAAGTATATTAAGTCGTTTGAGATTTCTCACGAAGACATTCGTTATGCGCTTTATATGTTACTTGAGCCGGTAGAAACTGAAGACAACGAATATTACTGGATCGATACTGTTTTTGATGATAGGTTTGAGTATAGTAATTGGGGTTTAACGAAAATTTATCGCCAGTATTATGAAGTCGGTGAAGACGATGTTGTGAGATTTGTAGGCGACAGGATCGAGCTTTTCCAGGAGAGGCTCACCAAAGAAGAAAAAGAAGCACTTGATGCTATGAGAAATAACTATGCGTTATTAGAAGAAGAAAATAAATTTTTGAAAGCATTCAAAGAACAAAAATTAAAGGAAGAACGTATATGGGCAGAGGGAGAACTATTTGCTCAGTTTGATGAGCAGTTAAAGGATAATGAGGAATATATCAAGCTAAAGGAGAATGCTTCGCAGTTTACGCTAGAACAGCTTGAAAAAGAAATTGCTTACAT